TTGCACCATCAAGAGTTTCAATTACATCCACATAGACATCATCTGATGTGTCCCAAAACCTACCATAATCTAAACCTTCTTCACTGAAAACTTGTTTTGCAATATCTTCCGGACTTGTCTCTCTACTATAGCTTCTAAAAAATTCTGCAAGCTCTTCTCTTCCAGCTAACTTTAACCAGTAACCGTCTGACCTTATTTCAACATCAGATAATATATTGTCACATATAAATTTTAAACCCTCAGTTTGATCCTTTTCAATTAACCAAAGTAGGTAGTAATTTTTTTGTTCTTCATAAATATTTGTATAACTTACATTGTCTAAAAACCCATTTTCACCTAGGTAATTAAAAAGTTCCGGATCATTTTTAAATTCTCTATTTGGAATATAACCAATATCAATCTTATCTTGCATTTTACGACTAGCAACCAATTTTAAAAAATTTCTGGTTCTTTTAAATACTTTTAAAACCTTTTCAAAATCTTCATCATAGCCGGAATGAAACCACTCAATAAATCTATCTAAACTTGCCATATATTATAAATACAAAAAAAGGTGGAAAATTATCCACCTTTAGTTTTCTTTGCGCAAAGGAAATTATTTTTTATTATAGTATTTCTCAACTATTTTTTTAACTGAATCTTGAACAGTTTGATTAGGAACGGTATTTTTTTGTTCCTGAACTGGTCTAGCTGTTTGAGCAGCTTGTTGATTTCCTTTGTTTTTGCAGCCACATCCCATAACAATTGTTTTTATTATGTTTATTTTATTATAAATATCATACACCATTCATATTTGTCAAGTTTTGGGTATTTATTATTATATGAAAAAGTTACCAAAAATAACAGAGTCATTTTTAATTAAAAGAATTAAAAGATTAATAAAGGAGGAAGAATTGGAGGAAGTAAGAATTACCCCCCAACAATATTATGATTTTTTAAAAGCTGTTTATTATAAATCACAAGCAATTCCTAGATTATCCAGATTTAAAGGAAAAAAACTAGTAATTGTTGGTAATCTTGATTTAAGAACTTTTAGACATCAAAAATTTTTAACAGATCTTGGACCAATTAAAGTTATTGGAAACATTGATATTAGCTATACTAACATTAAATCTTTAGACAATGTTGAAATTACCGGATATAGTAGTTATTTCCAAACACCATATGACGGTGTGATGAAAGCAAGAAGACAAAAAGTTAAGGAAAGAGAGCAGGATTCTAAAAGAGAAGACGATGAATGGAATTTAAATGATACGGATGAAGAAGGAGAAAAGGCGCATGCTGCTTTTGAATATGCCGAACAACAAGGTGACCTTGAAGTGTTAAAGGATGAAGAAAAAGAAAGAGTTAATGAAATAAAAATTGAAATTACTGAATTAGAAGAACAACAAAAAAATCTTGATGCTGGAGAAGAAAGTTATGATGATGAGTGGTCGGCAATTGAAGAAAGGATAGATAATTTAAATGAAGAGATGGAAGAATTATTAACAGATAAAGTTGATGTTTATGATTTATATCCAAGTGGTAGTCATTATAACATGACTTCTTTTGAATCTTTATCAACTGGTCAAGAATATGCTGTTGGAACAATAGATGAAGCAGATCAATCAGTTGAAGATTATTATGAAGAGATTATAGAAAGACCAACGGATTATTTTTCCAAAGATTATCTTTCCTACTACATTGACGAAGAAGAAATTAAAGACCAATTTAGACATGTTGTTGAAGATTGGATTAGAGATTCTCCTGAAGACTATGGGGTGGATAAAGAATTAAGTAGAAGTCAAAAAGAAGAAATTTGGTTACTTGAAATGGAAAAATATATCTTTGAAAATACCGGTGTAAGATTTCCAATTAAATACCAAACTAAAGAGGATGGCAATGTATTTGATTTTACGGATGAAGAAGATAATGGGTTCCAATATTATAATGAAGGTGGTAATTGGGTTTTAGATAAAGATGGTGTGAGAGTAGATCCTAACAAAATATATGATGATGAAGATACTAGTGACCAACAAGATGATAAAGAAAGTAGAATATCAGACATTGAATATGAAATCCAAGAAATAAAAGATAATCCAGATGGTGATCCAGATGAAGATAGTATTAATGATGCTGTTGAAAACTATCTAGATGATGAGATCGGTGACGACCCATATCGTTGGTTAAAAAATTATGGTTATGATATTGGAGATTATATTGACACCAGAAAGTTAAAAGAACAATTAGTTAATGACGCTGATTATGGTAATGTTTTAAATAGTTACGATGGAGGTTATGACGAAATAAGAATAAATGGTAATGATTATATTGTAATGAGAACTAATTAATATTTACAGGTTATATTAAATGATTATTATTATGTCAAATGGCAAGAAAAAAGAAAATAGAATTTTTGATGAGCACCGACTGGATGTTTGAAAAACCAATTGACAGAGAACACAAAGAATACAAGTTACTATCATACTTCCAAAAAATGGGTGAAAAACTAGATAAAATGGAGTTATATCCAAGTTTTATTGAGTTGTCATTACATTTAGCAAACTTACAAACTTTAGTCAAAGATAAAAAACTCTTATATACAACAAAAAGATTTACATCGGTTGATGATGAGTTACTTGTTAAGGATCTTAAAATAAAAGAAGTACCACAAATGTCACATGATGAGTATGAAGAATTTATTAAGATTTTAACTTACTCAGCACCAAGAATGTTTGAGTATTTTGGAATTGCAAAATCGGTTTGGGAATTAGTTTTTGATAGTATTCATTTGAAAGTTAAAAAGAACATTAAAAATGTTTTATCATCAAAAGGTTATTTTTATTATTTTGATAAAGAAATAAATAAATTATTTGTTTGGGAATATGAGAATAAACCAGCGGCCAAAGGATCACCAGAAAACAAAGTAGTTGTTAATCTTATTTATGGTGAAGAAAAAAATGATTTGACAATACCCAAAATAATAACTACATTTAGTCAATGGAACACAGAAGGTAAATCAAAACTTCCGGTGGTTGAAATGATAAGTAGAGGAAATTTTCCAATAAATGAAACATTATTACCACTTTTCAAAAGAAAATTGATTTCATATGTGAGCCAAAAACAAGTTATTGAAACGCACTATGGGAAAACACAAGAAACATAATTCTGAAAATGAAATGGTAAACCACCCAAATCATTATGGTGGTGAAGAAAATCTTTACGAAGCAATAAAAGTGATAGATGCCTGGCAATTAGGATTTGCTTTAGGTAATACGGTAAAATATATCTCAAGAGCTGGTAAAAAAAATAAAGAAAAAGAATTGGAAGATTTGAAGAAAGCGGCCTGGTATTTGGAACATCACATCAACCAATTAGAACAAAAATGAAATACCTTTATCTACTTTTAATCTTTACCTTAACTTCTTGTGTTGAAATTATTGACGACATAAAATTAAACCTTGATGGTAGTGGTGTTTTTAAATACACAATCAATTTAAGTCAAAGTAAAACAAGTGTAACATCAATACTTGCTTTAGATAGTTTGGATGGGAAAAAGGTTATGAAACTTCCTGAAATAAAAGAGAATATTAAAACATTCAAAGAACATTTATCAAAAGAAGAGGGAATTTCAAATGTTATTATAACTGAAAATTATACTGAATACATAATTAAAATTGAGTGTAAATTCAAAAATATTGAAATTCTTGAAAGGGCAATCAAAGGAGCGATTTCTAAAATGGATAAGAATATTAAAGAAGATGATAAAACATGGGTTAAGTATTCCGATAAAAAACTTTCAAAATCGGTTCCTGATTATTCATTAACTTTTTTAAATAAAATCACAGGAAACCATTATGAAAAGTTGAAAGCTGGAACATATACTTCTATTGTAAGATTTGATAATTTGATTGATAATTATACAAATAAGTTGGCAACTAAATCTAAAAGTGGGACAGCTTTAATGGTTAAAACAACTCCGGATAAATTAATTGAAAACCCAAATATATTAGATAATACTGTGAGTATAAAATAATTAATCCTGGAAAATTAGTTTATCACCAACAACAATATCGTATTTATCGCAGTCACCACCATTTATTTCTAAGATCATATCACCTTTACCGGTATATCTTTCACAATCATCAGTTCTACACGGTTTACAATTTTTATGGATTTTGGTTATCTTATTATTTTTAATAAAGATTATATCAAGTGATGTAATACAATCCTTCATCCAGAAAGAATGTTCTTTATCATCCATTAAAAATAACATACCATTAAAATCTTTATTGAATTTTTTACCCATCATACCCCTTTCAATATCTTTTCGGGTCATGACAGTCTTTACATTAAATAAATTATTATTTATAACTAATTCCATATTTATAAATATGAGTCAATTCAAAAGATACGGTGGTATAATAGTAAAATACAGAGATAAAGTTCTTCTTTGTAAAAGAGGACCAAAGGAGTCGTTACCAAATGAGTGGTCAGTTCCTTCAGGACACCTAGAAAAAGGTGAGGACCCAAATGATGGTGCTTTAAGAGAATTTAAAGAAGAGACCAATTTAAAAATAAATGGTAAGCTAGATCTGGCAGGGTTATTACATATCTATAAAAACAATCTAAAAGATAAAAAAGGTGTAATGTTTGTATTTTACCATAACTCAAAAAGTAAGTTGGAACCAGATCTTGAAAAAGCAAAAGATGGACACGAACACACTATGTGTGAGTATTTTGGTAAAGATGAGATACCAATTAACAAAAATAATGATCAATTAAAGAAAATAATTGAAAAAATCTTCAATTAAAATTGAATTTTTGAAAATTTAGATGTATTTATAATACACAAAACAAAAAAACCACCCCTTTCAAATTTATTAGTTGGTTACTAAAAAAATAATCCCATAGATTAGTAAAATAATTCATGGGATTTTTTGTTTTATATTAAAATTTGTTCTATATTTGTATTATGAAAATAGGATTTAACATAAGAATATTACACGAAAACTTTGGTGAGTTATTGAATGAAACATTTATGGATCAAACACAATTTAGATTGTTTTTGAAAATGGTCCATGCAAGTGTTGAGTTAAAAGAAAATTTATCTTTTTTTAATGGAGATACATTTTATGTAAACATACCAGCAAAAACTTTGGTTGACTGTATTATAGTTACAAATACAAAAGAAATATCAATAACCGAACAGGTTAAGAGTAAGATTGAGGCGTTGGTTACAAACTAGTTTCCTTGTTCTATAAAAACAAGGTGGTGGAGAGTTGACATTCAATGTCGACCCAAATTAAGGGAACAAATTTGTTCCCTTTCTTGTTTTATTAAAAAAAAATATATATCTTTGTATTATGAAAATCACAAAGAAAGAACAGTTATTTTTGGACAAACTTGAAAAAGAAGGTGTAGTATGGAATTTTGACCTAATTGAGTTTTTAACAAAAGATAAAAAAGGTTATGATAAATATTTTTATTATAAAACTTCTTATATTGCTTATGATTTGATTAAAAAAGGTTTAATTAAAGTAAATCCAGAAAACTGGGCAAGTTGGATTAAAGCATAATGACTATGGAAAAAATATTATACTGTGTTAGAGGGGTTGCAGGATCAGGAAAATCAACATTTGCTAAAACATTAGGTGGGAGACACTACGAAGCTGATATGTTTTTTATAGACCCAATTTCGGGAGAATATAAATTTGACGGATCCAAAATTAAACTAGCACACGAATGGTGTCAAAACCGAGTAGAAGGGGATATGATATTAAATATGGATAAAATTGTTGTTTCAAACACCTTTACTCAAGAGTGGGAGTTAGAAAAATATTTTGAATTAGCAAAAAAATATGGTTATAAAGTTTTTACTATAATTGTTGAAAATAGACACGGAGGAACAAATGTTCACAATGTTCCAGAAGATAAAATAGAACAAATGAAAAATAGATTTGAAGTAAAGTTATGAGTAGATTAGACAAACTTAAAGAACAACATCCGGATTTAAATGTATCATTAATTGATATCATAACATCATTAGATCCGACTGGCACTTACAAGTATACCGAGTTTTTAATTAAAAACTTTAAAAGGGATAACCAATATTACAGTCCAAATTTGGATGAGCTTAAAGGTTATCTGGGAGTATTTTTGTTCGGTTCAAATGAAATTGAAGTTT